GCCCAATGATATTGCACCATCATTTGCTCCAAAAGAATCAGATGATGGTGCTGTCGTTGTTGCGGCAGGTGGAGCATATGGGACGTATATCGATCTAGATGGTACTGTTCGTACCGAAGCGGAATTAGTCACAAAATATAGAGAAATGGCACTTCAACCAGAGATTGACTCTGCAGTTGATGAAATTGTGAACGAATCTATTTCTATTGATGATAACGATATAGTAAATATTATTCTTGATAATCTTGAAGTCACAGAAAAAACCAAAAAAGTTATTAGTGAAGAGTTTAAAAATATTCTTAATATTCTAAACTTTCAAAAAAGAGCATATGAAATCTACCGTAGATGGTATATTGATGGTAGACTTTATTACCACATTTTAATAGATGAAAATGATGTTAAGTCTGGTATTAAAGAACTTAGATATGTTGATCCACGAAAGATAAGAAAAATACGCGAAGTAGGTAAACGAAAAGTACCAGGCGGAATAAGCAGTGATGCAGTTATTCCTAGAGTACAAAATGAATACTTTATCTTTAATGATAAAGGTTTCAACTATGGCAATAAAGTTATAGGTCCTACAACTACTGGTCTTAAGATTGCAAAAGACTCTATTGTCCATGTTACCTCAGGACTTACAGATACACAGGGAACTATGATTCTCTCATATCTACATAAAGCAATTAAATCACTTAATCAACTCAGAACGCTTGAAGATGCTCTAGTCATTTATCGACTAGCTCGTGCACCAGAAAGAAGAATTTGGTATATCGACGTAGGTAATCTACCAAAGATGAAAGCAGAGCAATACGTACGTGATATCATGATCAAGCATAAGAATAGATTAATCTATGATGCTGCTTCTGGTGAAGTGCGGGATGATCGCAAATTTATGACTATGCTTGAAGATTATTGGCTGCCAAGAAGAGAAGGTGGTAAAGGTACTGAGGTTACTACACTTCCTGGTGGTCAAACGCTTGGTGAAATGGACGATGTTCTATATTTTCAAAAGAAACTTTTTGGTACACTAAACGTACCAATTAATAGACTTAATTCAGATGCTCTATTCTCAATTGGTCGAGCAACAGAAGTTACTCGCGATGAAGTTAAGTTCTCCAAGTTTATAAACAGACTTAGAGGTAGATTTTCTCATCTATTTACTTCTCTGCTTGAAAAGCAAATAGTTCTCAAAGGTATTATGTCTATTGAGGATTGGCAAAATATTGCACCAGATATTAGATATGATTTTACTAAAGATAATCATTTTACTGAACTTAAAGATTCTGACGTTCTACAAAATAGACTTCAACTTTACTCTACATTTGACCAAAATCAACTTATCGGTAAATATTTCTCACATGAATATGTAAGAAAGCATGTATTTAAGCAATCAGATGATATGATTGAAGAGATGGATGAGGAGATTGCAGAAGAAGAAAAAGATCCTCATTGGAATATGAGTCTGCTTGGAACTGGTGCTGATGATTTTGGGCAACAAGGAGATGATCAAGATCAGTCACAATCAACTGATGAACCACAAGGTGATGATAAAAATAAAGTAGTTGATGCTCAAAAGACTGTAGATCGTCTAAGTAAACTTTCAAAACGATTTGGTTCAGATGAATCAAAATATAGATCAGCTTCACAGATTTTAGCTAGAAATAAAGGTGGGGATAAATAATGCCAGATATTAATGATTTAATTATGCACAGTGCTAATCAAAGACCAGCAGACTTTGAAACAACTTTTAATGATGTTATTGCATCCCGAATAGCTTCTGCTGTTGATGCTAAAAAAATTGAAATAGCTCAACAAATGTTCGGCGCCAATCAACAAGAATTAGAAGATTTAGAGGACGAAGAAGATGGCGAAACCACTGAGTGACATCCTCAAAGGTGTCAAAACATCCAAAATAGAACCAGGATCTACTGGTAAAAAACCTGGTGTGGATTACGCACCTAAATCTAAAGGTGACCAAGACTTTGTAGCAAAACACAAGACTGAAAAGCACGCCGATCGTGTTGGTAATGAAGATGATGTGTATAAAGGCACTACAAAATATGTTCTAGACAAAGAATCTGAAAAGCTTCACGGTAATGATAAAGATGATTCTATAAAAGTATATGAATCTATTAAAGAAGCTACTGTAAAGCAAATCAATGATCGCACGGATTCTTTGATGTCGGCCAGAAAAGCAGAAAAATCTGGTAATAAACAAGCACAATATATGCATATGGCAAATTATCACAGTAAGTTTTCAACTCAGGTAAAAAATAAAAGTGATATAACTCATCATAAAGCACAAGCTGATCGTTATAAGTCTGCTGCAAAATCATTTGAAGAATCTACAAAGTGCAATATGACTGAAGAAGATAAATATTGCCCCGTTCATGAAAATGCTTCTTGCTATGAACAAAAAAATCTAAAACAAAAAAGTGTTAAAGAAAATCATGACGATGAATCAGCCGAAATGGCAAAGACACAACTTCGTGCACTAGCAAATAAAGCTATTGCTCTAGCAATGTTCTTATCTGATGATCAAGTTGTAGAACCATGGGTTCAAGCTAAGATTGCAGTTGCTAAAGATAACGTAACTGCAGTACATGACTATATGGTATATGGTGATCATAACAAGCCAGAAAAAGAACAAACTGCTCCAATGGATACGCCTATGACATTTCCAAATATGAATGTTGATGTAAATGCTGGAGGAACTGTATAATGAATATCATTAAACCTTCAGCAAATGTTATTGCAGTTACTACACAAAATACAGTAAATGGTTCAACTGTTCTTTATGTTTCTGCCGCTGCTGCAGCACAAATTAATCTATATTCAAATGCTACTACACAATATGCCTCGTTTGTTCTTCCAGCAGGGCAATATATCTTTGTACAAAAAGCAACTACTGATTTGATTTCTTCTAATGCCGCAATTCAAGTAACATCTGCGGCTTATAGAGGCTAAAATGAAACTTATTATAGAACAAATTGAAGAACTAGAGTTCATCACCGAAGCCAAAGAAACCGGTGAAAAAGATCATTACATTCATGGTGTATTCTTGCAAGCAAATAAAAAGAATAAAAACGGAAGAGTCTATCCCATGAATATCATGGAACAAGAAGTCAAACGTTATATGAATGAGATTGTAAAGAATAATAGAGCGTTTGGTGAACTTGGGCACCCTGCTGGTCCACAGATCAATCTAGATAGAGTCTCCCATATGATTACCGAACTAAAACGTGATGGCGATAACTTCATCGGTAAAGCTAAACTTACAGATACACCTATGGGTAATATTGCCAAAGGACTACTAAAATCTGGTGCAAATCTAGGTGTTTCATCCCGCGGTATGGGATCACTAAAGCCTAACAAACAAGGTATTATGGAAGTTCAAGATGACTTTCGTTTGGCTACTGCTGCTGATATTGTTGCAGATCCATCTGCTCCCGACGCTTTTGTGAAGGGTATTATGGAAAATGTTGATTGGATTTATGATCCAGTTAAAGACACTTGGATGGAACAAAAACTCCATGAAACAAGGAAGGCTCTTAAGAAAATGTCTATGGACGAATTAGAGCAAAATCGTTTAGGTATCTTCGAGAGTTATGTAAAGTCTCTCGTATCAAAAAGTAACTTTATATAAATATTCCAAAATACTTTAAAGGGAGAACATTTATGACGGAAAAAGCAGAAAATATCAATATTGATGATGATAGACAAGATATTGAGGAATCAGTAGCTTCAGAAACATTGAAGCCAGATTCACGCTCAACCGGGACCGATCCAAAGTCAAAGATTGAAGCAATTACATCGGTTATTGGTGCAATGCACTCCATGCGTAAGGATGACCTTACAAAATGGTATACACAAGCTATGGCTCTCGTTGGTAAAGAAGCCGATTCACTACCATCTGGTGCATCAGCTGATTCCAATGCGTCAACTATTGATGCAAAAACCGGTAAAGGTCCAAAGACTCGTGATGCTATGCCAAAGCTAGACAACAAGAACAACCCACTTGCTTCAATGAAAGAAGATGTAGAGGAAATGTTCGAGGGTCAAGACCTATCAGAAGAGTTCAAAGATAAAGCTATAACTCTATTTGAAGCGGCCGTAAACGCAAAAACCATTATGGAAGCTGCTCGTCTAGAAGAGGAATACACCGCTAGACTTGAAGAAGAAGTTGCAGATATTGCAGACGCTCTAGAAAGTAAACTAGATACGTATCTTGATTATGTAGTTGAAAACTGGATGAAAGAGAACGATGTTGCCATTGAATCCACACTCCGTAATGAACTTATGGGTGAGTTTATTGATGGACTAAAGAATCTATTTGCTGAGCATTATATTGATATGCCAGAAGATAAGATTGATGTTGTTGAAGAACTAGCTGCTAAGGTTGAAGACCTAGAAGCCAGACTAGATGAAACCATCACAGAGAATGTTGAGCTTAGGAATATCGTAATCGAGTCGGAAAAGAATGCCGTTCTTGAAGATATGGCTGAAGGTCTCACAATGACTCAGGCCGAAAAGTTTGTAACACTTGCTGAAGGTGTTGACTTTGACGGAAACCTGGACACCTACAAGAAGAAGCTATCTTATGTAAAAGAAACATACTTTGCCAAAAAAGCAGTTCCTGTTTCTAACATTGAGGAAGAAATCTTTGAAGGTGAAACCACAGTGCCAAATGCATCAAGCGACCCTGAAATTAATAGACTTGCACAAGCAATTTCTAGAACCGTTAAAAAATAAACTTTTATAAATAATACAACCTAACTATAGAAAGAAAGGGATATTAAATGTATCTTAACGAAGAACTACAGAAGAAGTGGGCGCCAATTCTGGAGCACGCTGATCTTCCTCCGATTAAAGACTCTCATCGCCGTTCTGTAACTGCTGTTGTTCTAGAGAACACTGCTCGTGCAATGCGTGAATCATCTGCTCATGGTCAATATCAGACCATGCTAAGCGAAGCGATGACTTCTTCTATTCCATCAAGCGCTATGGCAGGTTCAAGTTCAGACGCTTCAACCGGTGCTATTGACACTTTCGATCCAGTGCTTATTAGCCTAGTTCGTCGTGCAATGCCAAATCTTATTGCTTATGATATCTGCGGCACACAGCCAATGACCGGTCCAACAGGACTTATCTTTGCAATGCGTTCACGCTACAGCAACCAAGCCGGTGATGAAGCATTCTACAACGAAGGAAATTCTTCATTCGCTTCCGTTGTATCTGGTGCAAACACATTCGGTCAAAAGTTTGTTGGTACCATTCCTGGTGCATCTAACACAACCCCATTGACTGCCGTTAACACCTACAACACTGGTTCCGGCATGTCTACAGCCCAAGCAGAAGCTCTTGGAACTGATTCCAACTCTGCTTTTGCTCAAATGGCATTTTCAATTGAGAAAGTTACTGTAACTGCAAAGAGCCGTGCTCTAAAAGCAGAATACACAATGGAACTAGCACAAGACCTTAAGGCTATCCATGGTCTAGATGCTGAAACCGAACTTGCAAATATTCTTTCCGCTGAAATCCTTTCGGAAATCAATCGTGAAGTTGTTCGCACAATCAATATTACTGCCGTTGCTGGTGCACAAGAAAACACAACTACTGCTGGTATCTTTGACCTTGACACAGACTCAAACGGTCGTTGGTCAGTTGAAAAGTTCAAGGGTCTTATGTTCCAACTAGAACGTGAAGCCAATCAAATTGCCAAGCAAACCCGTCGTGGTAAGGGCAACATCGTAATCTGTTCTTCTGATGTTGCTTCTGCTCTACAAATGGCTGGTGTACTTGACTATACTCCTGCTCTAAACTCTAATAACCTACAAGTAGATGACACAGGTAATACCTTTGCTGGTGTTCTTAACGGTCGTCTAAAGGTTTATATCGACCCATATGCAATCGGTGGCAACTACCTAACCGTTGGTTATAAGGGATCTTCTGCATTCGACGCTGGTCTATTCTACTGCCCATATGTTCCACTACAGATGGTTCGTGCAGTTGATCAAGATAGCTTTCAACCAAAAATTGGTTTCAAAACCAGATATGGTATGGTTGCTAATCCTTTTGCACAAGGTACAACTGCTGGCGCTGGT